TAGGTGACCATTGGCGGTGTCCAATACACAACAGCCATTTTGGCCAATTTGACGATTCGCAGCGGTCGAACAAACATTTATGAGCAAGCACAGGCCGGATACACCAATCTCGAAATTATCAATCTTGATCAATCAAATGTTTTAATTGAAATAAATGATTCAATAACAATTGAATTGCAAGATTCAACATCCACATTTGTGCCAATCTTTGGCGGATCGGTTGTTGAGGTTGGCATTGCCGTGGCCGAAGTGGGTAGCGTTGATTATGCCCAACGCATCAACATCATTGCCTTGGGTGCTTTGGCTAGATTGCCAAAGGCACTCACCGAAGGTGTTTTGCAAGAAGATTTTGATGGTGATCAGATTTACACCATTTTAAAAGAGGTTTTGTTTAACTCGTGGCAAGAGGTACCAGGTGCATTGACATGGGCTACCTATGATCCAACCACTCAATGGGAGGATGCGGAAAACAGCGGATTGGGTGAAATTGATCGGCCCGGAAATTATGAGCTGGAAAATCGTGGATCATCAACGATTGATGTTTATTCACTAGTATCAGCTTTGGCAACATCGGGGCTCGGTTACATTTACGAAAACGCGCAAGGTCAAATTTCTTATGCAGACAGCACACACCGCACAAATTATTTGGCAGCCAATGGGTATGTTGATCTTACGGCCAACCACGCTTTGGCATCGGGCTTGAGCATCCAATCTCGGGCAGGTGATGTGCGAAACACCATCGATCTCAAATATGGCAACAATTCAGCTTTAGAAGTAAGCGCGGTTGATCCGGCTTCCGTTGGCCTTTATGGACAATTGGCTCAGATTTTTACCACCACAATCAAACATCAAGCCGATGCACAGGATCAAGCCGATTTCTATCTAGAGCTAAGAGCATATCCACGATTTAATTTGAACAACATCACATTCGAACTGACAAATCCGGAAATTGATGATTCTGATCGTGATGATTTAATCAAGGTATTTATGGGTATGCCGGTCAATTTGGCCAATCTTCCATTGAACATGAATTCTGGCGATTATCTGGGTTTCGTTGAAGGCTGGACATTTTCGGCCAGATACAATCAGATCAGCATTTCATTGATTTTGTCACCAATTGCATTTTCGTTGCAAGCTATGCGATGGAACGATGTACCGGTGACAGAGCAATGGAGCACAATCAATCCAACTTTGGATTGGATTAATGCCACGATTGTGGCGTAAGGAGAAAACATGAGCAATCCAACGAGCAATTTTAATTGGCAAATGCCTACGGCCACAGATTTGGTCACGGATTTGCCAGCCGATTTTGAGGTTTTCGGGCAAGCGGTGGACACATCTTTAGCTGATCTCAGAGGCGGCACATCAGGTCAGATTTTGGCAAAAAACACAAACACCGACATGGATTTTGTATGGATCACAAATGATGTTGGAGATATAACAGCCGTTACAGCTGGAACAGGCATTTCAGGCGGTGGCACATCAGGTGCCGTCACAATCACAAATGACATGGCAACAACAATTACCGCATCAGGTGACATCGTTGTTGGCACCGGATCAGGCACTTATGACAATTTGCCAATCGGCAGCACCGGACAAATTTTGACAGCTGATACAAGTGTTTCGCCTTACAAAGTAAAGTGGGCAACTCCAGCGGTAGCCGCAAGCGGATTGACACTCATCAGCCGACAAACAGCAAGCAATGTTGCTTCACTTTCTATGGATTCTGTCTTTACCTCAACATACAAAAGTTATGTAATTTATATTGAAAAATTTTATGCGGCCACGGCTGCGGATGATTTACTTTTTGTTTTACGATATGGCACAACCGACCAAGCGACCGCATATTATGGTGCATCAGGTTCGTTAAAAAATGATGGAACAGGTCTAACAAACACATCGACAAACAACGGCACGGCTTTTATCTTGACAACAGATAGTGCTTCTAGCGCATCTAATTTTGTTATTAATCTCAATCAAGTTGGTCAAGGTTCTGGGCCGCTACCTGCATTTCATGGCACAGGTTTTAGACAAGAACAAGGCAATGCAGCAATCTTTTTTGGCGGCCTTGCTTATGCTGCTCAAGCATATTCTGGCATTAAATTTAAATCATCATCATCAAACATCACAATCGATGTTGCAATTTACGGATTGGCGGCAAGCTAAAATGGCAGACATGATCAAGATTTACGACCACGCCACAGGCGAGGAAATCGAACGCGAAATGAACGAAACAGAGCAAGCAATTCGTGATAAGGAAGTGGCGGATTGGTTGGCCGCAAAAGCCGCCAAGGATGCTGATCTAGCTGCACAAGCAACGGCCAAAACAGCGGCAGAGGCAAAACTTTCTGCATTAGGTCTGACGGCTGATGATTTGAAGGCACTTGGCTTGTGACATTTCCACAAGGCACATTGCCGCGTTTGATTCAGGTTGCACTTGCTGAGGTGGGTACAGCCGAAACAGGCAACAATGAGACAAAGTACGGCAAGCACATGAAGGCCGACAAGCTGCCATGGTGTGGGTCATTTCTTAATTGGTGCGCAGATCAAGCTGGCGTGAAGGTGCCAAATGTTGTCAGCACGCGAGCTGGTGCCGAGGCATTTAAAAAAGCCAAGCAATGGCACACCACACCAAAGATTGGTGACTTTGTTTTCTTTGATTTCATCATCGATGACAAAGTGACAATCAATCACATTGGATTGGTGATTCGCGCATCGGAGAAACAGATCGTGACCATTGAAGGCAACACATCAGGCGGATCGGGAAGTCAGCGCAATGGTGGCGAAGTCATGGTCAAATCAAGAGTTTTGGGAGCACGCTCATTTGTTATCGGTTACGGCCGACCTACTTATGAGCTTTTTTCCGGTGAATTGCCGGAACGACCAAAAGGAGAAAAATAATGGAGCAAGCAAAAGCAATCGCAGCATCATGGGCGCGGTCATATATTGCCGCAGCTTTGGCCGTTTACATGGCCGGTGGAGACATCAAAGCAATGGCAATGGGTGGCGTGGCAGCTGTTGTGCCTGTCATTTTGCGCTGGTTAAATCCGGCTGACAAAGCTTTCGGATCAACGGGGAAATGATCCCGAAACTACGCGCGGCGGGTTTGGCTTTGATCCTTTCGCTAAGCCTTGCCGGGTGTGGTTATGACGGATGGGTGCGATACCCATGCCAAGAGCACGAAAATTGGAAAAACCCAGAGTGCCAAAAACCACAATGCAAAGTCACGGGAAGTTGCACAGAGGATGTGATTGGTGATGGCTTCAAAGAATAAAGAAAGATTAAGCCAAGAGGACATCAAGGCACGGCTGATGTTTCTCATTGGATCGGTTTTGGCAATTGTCTTTTTGATCGTGACTTTGGGCATCACCTATGCATTAATTTTTGTGACACAGCCAATTGGAGCACAAGCTCCCAATGATGCAGCTTTCATCGATCTGCTCAAAACATTGGCAATCTTTCTCACCGGGTCATTGGGTGGAGTTTTAGCATCCAACGGACTTAAAGACAAACCAAAATCAGAATACGAAAAAGTAATGGACAAGCGATTATCTGGTAACGACACGCCATGATTTGAGCGTGATTCTTGAATTTGTCGCATTTGCCTGTCACTCTCTATTTCGGGAGCTGATACGCGGCTCCCAGAATCGGGAGCAAGAAAATGAACGAAGCATCAATTGTGATCATGTGTTTGATCGCTGGAGCCTTATGGGCTGTCATGTCTTATTCGGTCGGATTTAAGGAAGGCCAACGACAAGGCTACACACGCGGCCGAGCTGTGGCACGCCATGCGGTATCAACTGATCGCAAGGTGAACAACTAATGGCCGGATTTCTAGAAAACTACGAAGGCAACAAAGAGCGCACAGATCGTTGGCTCAAGACATTTCCACAAGGCCGGCTTGAAGCTCACATCATCGAATTCAATGCTGAAAAAGGCTATGTGCTGGTACAAGCTAAGGCATGGCGCAATCAAGAGGAAACAGAGCCAGCCGGGATTGATTACGCTTTCGGCTATCGTGAGGCGTACAACCCGAACATGAAACGCTGGTTTTGCGAGGATACAACCACCTCAGCTTTAATGAGAGTCATGGCCTTGGTTTTAGGTGGCACAGAAAAAGTCACAAAAGAGCAGATGGAACATATCAAGGTTCATGATGCGACAAAGCCACAGGATTATGACTATTGGACAACCAAATTTGGTGATGTGCCAAGCTACAAGACAGCTGATGAAGCTGAACAATCAGGCATCCCATCACTCGGATCATCGATGGATGAAATTGCAAAGCAATTGGGTGGAGAGCTAGTACAAGAGGCTCCACAATGCCGTCATGGCCATCGCGTATGGCGCACCGGCACATCGGCCAAAACGGGCAAGGATTGGGCCAATTTCTCATGCGTGGGCAAAAAGCCAGATCAATGTGAGCCGCTTTGGTATGTGTTTACAAGCCGAGGAAAATGGGAGCCACAAGTATGACAAAACAAAAGCTGATTAGAATACTGGTGATCATTGAAATTGTTTTGATTGCAACGCTGATTTGGATGGTGATCAAATGAGTGACTTTGTGGAGATCATCTATCCTCAAGAAATGAAAGCGCGATTGATGTGCAATGGCGAAATCATTGAGGAATACAAAATTGAGCAATGCGACAAATGCTCACAGCTGCGCCGGTTGGATCACTTTGGGTACCAAAAAGGCTATGACAAGCAAGACAACATCATTTGGTTTTGTGGTGATTGCCGATGATAGATCGCATTGAGGAAGTGCAATGCATGATTGCAGCGATTCAACATTGTCATGATCGATCAGCTGATCACAGCTCGCGCATTGTCAAAAACCTTTCATGGTTTGAATATGTGGCCCAGATGGGCGAATCAATGTTGGCTGAGCTAGTGGTGGCCAAGCGATTGGGTTATGAGTACACACCGGGCATCACATGGGATAAGTCAAAGGCCGATGTGGGCGAGCACATTGAGGTCAAATGGTCAGCCAATCCGGCCAGCAATCTGTGGATTCAGGAATCAGATCGACATGACCGAGACATTGCCGTTCTAGTTACAGGCAACGCACCAAAGATGCACATTGTTGGCTGGATGCCGGTGGCCGTGGCCAAAAAACCACGCTATCGAAACGCATCACAAAACAATTGGAGCGTGCCACAAATTAACCTTCAACCAATTGAAACCTTGATGCGGAGCAATTATGCACATCCTTCAATTTGATTGTTCAATTTGTGCGAAGCTGTATGGAAAGCCAAAGCAACGCCATGGACTCAAGAAAGGTGCAGAGCTGACCGAGCATGAGTGGTTCGCACAATGCATGAGCTGTGGCACATTTGGCATCAAGATTGTCGATGATGATCGGATTGAGGAAATGTCATTATGATGAAGTTATCCACAGGCATCATCCACAGGCTGTGCGCAACGCCCAACAGCACGCTCAATGTTGCAATGTATTTGCGTAGTTCGGTACGCTCCATGCTCGTGGGCGAGCCGCTGTGGCGGATAGCTCGCAAGCGATGCTTGGTGCTATTGGCCGCGCTATGTTTTGCTAGCGCAACACCGGCACAGGCCACACAAGATGCAACAAAGAAAGCCTCAATCAATTCATTGAAGCTTTATGCTCACTCGCGAATTGTTGATTGGCAAGAGATGAAATGCTTTGACATCTTAATCACAAAAGAAAGCAATTGGCGTGTGGAAGCTATCAATCCAAATGGCAATCACTTTGGCTTAGGCCAGATGCGAAACACAAAGTACAGAAACCTTGATGGCTTTCGCATGATTGACTGGAGCCTTCGCTATATAGATCACAGATATCAAGGCAAGATTTGCAATGGTGCTTTGGCTCATTGGCGAAAGCATGGGTGGCATTGATGTCAAGAGCTTGGAAAGGTGGTAGTACAAGCCGTTGGCGTAAGATCAGAGAAGCTGTGTTAAAGCGTGATGGATGTTGCCAAATGTGTGGTCAATCCGAAGGCCAAATGCACATTGATCATGTGATTCCCAAGAGATTGGGTGGAGGCGATGAAATCTGGAATTTGAGGCAATTGTGTCAAAAGTGCAATTTGAGCAAAGGTGGTCGTTTTTTTGAGGCGGACGGAACACCCCCGACTC